AATAATGTTTTGGACACTTCCTTTAATCTTGAATGATTTCTACTCAACCTCTTCCTTTTCCGCTTTCAAATCAAAGTCACCATCAACTCCGATTATGTCTTTCCAATAGTCAGCATATTCTTTCTTATACTTTTCTATTGATGCCTTTTCTTCGGTAGTATCTTTACCTGGTAAGAAACCGTGTGGTGTTACAATGATCCTTCCGTCTTCAAAACCAAGACCATTAATGTGGTTTTTCATAACCGACACTTTTGTTCTTGAAGCGAACTTTACAGTTCTCTTATCTTTTGTTGCTGTGATCTTTGTTGTACCCGCACCTTTTTGATTACCAAATAAGAATACCAAAGAAGAGTTTAACCAAATTGCCTCACCACCCTTAGCTTTGATTTTAGGTTGTCCGAATGGATTATCAGGTAATTCCACCCAAGGTTGATTAACGATGATTAAGGTATTTTCATATTTAGAATCCGCTTTACGTGATCCTGAAATACGTTGGTTGATACCCATACCAATTTTGTCAGCTAAAACACTTGCATTGTGTTGTTTACCTCCTTTACCTTCATAAGTCATTTTACAAGGAACTGATCCAACTGAATCCCACATAATACAAAGTGAATAATCTAATTCACCCTTTTCTTGTGCATCCAATAGATCATTAATGTAATCTGTGATTTGTTCAATATAACTGAAGTTATTGTTAAACAAGAAGAATCCGTCCCAAGTTAATTCACCTGTTTCCTCATCAACTACTTCCTCACATTCAAACCCCATTATTTTTGAGTGATCAAAAGACCATTTTTGTTCTGTTATAATGAACACAGGAAGAATACCTTTCTTTTGGGCATCAACCGCAGTTTTAATAAGGGCAGTTGTTTTACCTGTATCAGAGTGACCTAATAACATATTAAGGTGACCAATAGCAGGTCCGGGTAATCCTACCGCATCCAAAAATTCAGAACCAAGGTCAAAAAATCTTTGTGGTTTATATTTTGCGTCAGAAGAAAACTTTTTCTTCAATGAACTAAAGTCGTTTTTTTTAAGTGCCATAATTTTTGTGTTACTATCTAAAATATAGACAAAAAAACGGGAACAATAAACTGCTCCCGTTACATTTTTAATAATTAAAATTAGAATGGTAATTCTTCGTCAACCTCAGCGTTAGCCTGTGGATCTGTAACCTCATTGATTGATTTTGATGCTTGTGTTCCTCCCATAGAAACTTCAGAAGTTTCGTCGTTAGAATAAACATATCCACCTTTTTCAGAATCCCAACGTGGGGTTTCACCACGTGCGATTGCCTCAAGATACTCAACAGGTTTTTTAGAATACACATCCTCCCAAGTTAACTCGTCAGATACCCACTCCGCCATTTGATTTTCATCTTCTGAAATTGCTGATGGGTCATCGTACATTACTGTTTGGATTACTGTGTAGAAAGCTCCTTTTGGGGTTTTTGCCTTTGTTAACTCAAGTATAAGGTCACGTCCTTTATCAGGATCTGTGATGTCTCCTTTTGCTTTCCAAATTGGAATAATTTTATCAAGGATTCCTTCTTGTTTGTAATTGTGTTTAAATCTCCAAAATTTAACTCCGTCTTGTTCATTGTCACGGTCAATAACTTTTACAATATAAAATTTTCGTGCTCTATATTGTGTTGCCAATTGTTTATCCGCTTCACGACCTGTTGACATAAGTTCTTCGTAAACTTCATTCAAAGGTGAACGTTCGTTGTCATTTTTTCCCGGATCATAAAATTTTTGGTATTTACCGTCCACAAGGATCTCGTGGAACCATACTTCTTTGAACGGTGAAGATCCGTCAGTAGTAGGAAGAATACGTACTCGTCTCTGTCCTTGTTTTTCATTGTCTTTTAAAAGAGCCGCGAAATATTTTTTCATTCGGTCTTCTGAAGACATTTTTGAACCGCTTGATGCTGCGTTCTGTGTTGATTTCTCGTACTGTGCAAGTACTGCGTCTAGTGAATTTGTCGCCATGTGTAAATAAAAATTAAAGGTTTATGTTAAAATTATAAGTGTATAAAAAGTTATAGTCAAATTGTGTCGCCAAAAAAATTTAAGGTCGAAAATTTCGACCTTAAATCTTATTTATAATAAATTTCAGGATCAAATGGTTCAACTCCATCGTCAAATGATTTTTCAATATCAGATGAATTATAATTTTCAACTTCGTCTGAAGTTAAAACATATTCATTTTTTCCTGACTTTTCCATTTCAGGTAATTTATCTTCAAAAAAATCTGATAATTTTTGTTTAAATGGACCTGAATCTAAAGATCTTAATTCTAATTTTTCTTCAGGTGTTTTAGGTCTATAGTTATCAACTTTAGTTTCGATTGAATTTAATTTTTGAACTAATTGGTCCATCTCACCCAATTTACTTTGTAAATTTTCAAGTTGTGAAAATAAATTATTAAAATATTCTTCTTGTTTGTCAGACATTGTCTTTTGTGTGTCAATAAGATCTGTAATATCAATTTCTTCAGTATCTTCGGCTCCGGCTGTTTCTCCTTCTGCACCGATTTCTTCAACGTCAGGGTCTGTTGCAACATCAACTACTTGAGGAGTTTCACCTGTTGCGGGTGGTATTGGTGGTGGTGGTGCCGCTCCCTCTGCCGGTGGTATACCGCCTTCAGCTGGTGGTAATTCTCCACCAATAGGTTCTAACCCTTCGTCACCTGCAGGTGGTGGAACTTGTTCCATGATATAATTATTAATATCTCTATATCTATTAATTTCTTCTAATATCTTTTTATTGACACTCATTTTATCCGTTTAATAATGTTTTTATACCATGATTGGTTTCTACTTGTATTTTTTTGAAAGTTTTCATAGTATTATCAACTCTTTCAATTAATCCGTCTTTCATTCTTACTGTGTAACAGTCACCAGTGTCCAAATCACAAACTTGTTTTGTGCCGTTACCCATATCTTTTTCAGAAACTCTTGTGTTTTTACCCAAGTAATTATCTAATATTAGTTTTACGTTCATATCTTTTTTTATTATAAATATATCATTAAGTGGAAAACTTCATTAATTTAATGATAGGTATTGGTTAATCGCTCTTTGGAATTTATCAATTAATATGTCTTTATCAGTTTTAGTTAAATCTGTCCATATGTTAACATTTTTAGTTGTTGGGTAATATCTAACATACAATTCTGCCAGCTCAGATGCTAATGTACCAACCGTAACATCTTTAGTTAAAATTCCTTGTACTTTAGTTATGGCGAAATCTAAAAATCTATCCAAACTTATAAAACTTACAATAGGATCATTAACATTAGTTCCTCTATTAACACAATAGTATTTTCTATTAATAAACTCAAAGAATGATGAACCATAGAATTGTTTTAAATCTATTGTACTATAATTATTTTCATAACTTTCAAAACCTTGTTGTGTTGAGGAGTCTACATGGATAAACGAAAATAATAAAATTGAGTATTGTTCAATAGTTGTGGTGTAACCAACAGCCCCTAATTTTTGTATTATCATATTTTTCATTTCACTAAAAGTGACATTTGTTTTCGTTGGTGTTTCGACTAATGTAAATCCTGCATAGTATTCCGTTATAGCAGAATTACAATCTTGATTTGCCGTTAAAGTTTGTTGTGCCGCAATATTCGACATTATTTTATTTTTTTCGGCAATCACATTGTTAGGATCACTTAATTTTTTGGTTTCGTTTTCTTGTATTTGTTCCTGAATGCTTGTTAATATTTTCTCATTCAATGATTGAATAAAGTTTTCTATTTTTGGTAAACTATAGAAAGGTTGTCTAATACCTTCAAAGGTAGTATCAAATCCGTTTTCACTAATTCTATGTTTAACACCTGTTATCATGTAAGGTCCTGAAAATAAAGGTATGTTTCTCACATTGAAATACATTGTTGGTTGTATTAATGCGTTACCCATCATGTCAACCGAACATCTATAACTTCTATTTTTATACAAATTATAAAGAGATACACTTTGTGTTGATGATCTTCTGTTTCTTGATAAGTTAGCCATTTGATTTAACACTTCCAAAGATTCTGCAGTTGGTTTTCCAGGATCTTGAGCAACATCGAATTGTTTGAATATCTGTTGATTTTGAAGTGTGATGTCAATATTGAAACCTACAACTTTATTTGAACGTGACCAATCTTCTTTATTTACCTGATTTTCTAATAAAGGATTGTCGCTCGATCTTCTCAAGTCAAAAGCGTCGTCCCTAAATCTATAATCAATATTATCATTCATCGCCAAATGTTCACTTGGTTTGTTTGCATACATACAAACATATTTTGGTGAACTATTTCGATAATCAACATTTAAGAATGTCCCAAACAAAGAGTTTGCAAATTCAGCACTACCATCAGGTCTAGGTACCGGATTTTTTTCAGCGTCTTGTACATTATAAAAATTTATGTAAGATGGTAACATGTAAGTTACAAAATTGTTATATTTTAAAACACTCTCAACAATACCTAATAAAGTATTTTTGTATAAAGAACCTTCTAATAAATCTTTTATTTCAAAAATATCCACAATTATTTTATTTCCAATATCTCGAGATGCTCTATCAAGAAGTAGTACATCTTCAAATAAAGTTTTATTTGAAAAATCATATCCTGCAATCCAAGAATCGTTTAACGTTTTAAATGTTTCCCAAAGTTCGGTTCTTGTTTGTTCTGTAAATCCCGCCTCTAAATTAGCCCTCACACTACCTTCTTGTGCCGATACAATGACTTGAGGTAATTCTTTTCTAACTGAGGGCATCAATATTGATAAAATATTATTTAAATAATTTTTACTTTCTGTTAAGTACTCATCCATTAAAGAATAAAATTTAGTCGCATCTAAATTAGAATCTGCCAATTTTTGTGTTGCATAAATTTTAATTAAAGGTGCAAAATCTTTCACGTTTTGTTCATTAAACCCTACGTTCATATCAATAAAGAAATCAGTAATATATGAACCGTTATTGTTATATGCGAGTTTTGGTATTTCAGAAAAACCAACATAAGTTCTAAGGGCTTTCCATGTTTCAGGATTTTGTGTTTCAGATTGAGTTAAAGTTGTTGGTGGAGATAATCCGTCATTAGGTAGTGTGTGTGGAATATATGGATCAATACTTATTGGTTCTTCAATAAATTGGGTTGAGAAGGTAAAAAAGCTTCTTCTGTCAAAACCTGATGGATTACCATATTTAAACACAACATCATATTCTAAAAAGTTTTTCAGTACTGTTTGGAATGTTTCGTTTTGGCTGGTGATAATACTTTGTAAAACCGTTTCGGGTGAATTTCCTGTTGGTGTTTGTATTTTCATTAATTCCCTCATGAGTTGTTGGAAATTCTTATAAGCCTTATCACTTGGTGTTTCCGTACTATTAAGTGTTGTTACATTTTCTTGAGTCAAATCGGCAACAGTAAAACTTATTGTTGGTGGTATAGTATCGGTATAATCGTATACAGATTTACTAAAATTTAAAAATTCTTTTTCAAATAAATCTAAAGTATTACGATCGAATGCCGAAAACATCTCATCGATTTTGGAATATTCACTTTGGTTACCAGTTATTCTGAAATTTTCTTGTTCTTCAGAATTTTTTAAAATGGTTTTGAAGTATTCGTCGGGAGAACTTTTATCGACTTTATCATTGTTAAAATAACCATATTGTGATGCGTTCCAATATAATCTAACAGATCCGTTGAATACTGATTTATTTTGAGAAACCTCAATTTTCATTTCATTGTTTTTGAAACACTCATCATATGTTTGATTGATGTTTGCACCAAAAGAAGGGAATACAAAATAATAT